GCAGCAGCAGCAGCCTTGGCATCAGCATCAGCTGCAGCAGCCTTGGCAGCAGCAGCACTAGCATCAGCTTTAATTTTAGCAGCATCAGCATTTCTAGCAGCAGTAGCAGCAGGAGCAGCAGCAGCAGTAGCAGCATCAGCTGCAGCAGCCTTGGCAGCAGCAGCACTAGCATCAGCTTTAATTTTAGCAGCAGCAGCAGCATCAGCTTTAATTTTAGCAGCAGCAGCAGCATCAAAAGCAGCAGTAGCACCAGCAGTAGCACCAGCAGCAGTTAGAGCAGCAGTTAGAGCAGCATTAGCATTAGCAGCAGCAGTTAGAGCAGCAGAAGCAGTAGCATCAGCTTTAATTTTATCAGCAGTCTTTTCAGCAGCAGCCTTGGCAGCAGCAGCCTTATTAGAAGCAGCAGCAGTAGAAGCAGCATTAGCAGCAGCAGAAGCAGCATTAGCAGCCTTGGCAGCAGCATCAGCTGCAGCAGCCTTGGCAGCAGCAGCAGAAGCATTAGCAGCAGCAGTATTAGCAGCAGTAGCAGCAGTAGCAGAAGCAGCAGAAGCAGAAGCAGCAGCAGCATCAGCTTTAATTTTAGCAGCAGCACTAGCATCAGCTTTAATTTTAGCAGCAGTAGCTGCAGCAGCCTTGGCAGCAGCAGTAGAAGCCTTTTCAGCAGCAGTAGAAGCCTTTTCAGCAGCAGTAGCAGCAGCAGCAGTAGCAGCAGCAGTAGCATTAGCAGCATCAGCAGCATTAGCAGAAGCAGCAGCAGCAGAAGCATTAGCAGCAGCAGCAGAAGCATTAGGATTTTCAAAAAAATATAATCCTCGTTTATCAGTAGTGTTTTTAGTTACATTTGCGTTAGATGGAGTAAAATATTTTATAATATATGAATTAATAAGTTTTTCATTAGCTAAAGAAACATCCAAGGATTTATCTAAATATTTTGTAAATTCTTGTTGAACTTTTTCTTTAATATAGTTGTCAAATATTTCAGAAAGAGATTCAGAAAGAGATTTTTCTAAGTTTTGAAAAAAACTCATTTTATATTATATATAACTATAATATAAAAATTTATTCCATCATTTAATTCGTTAAAATAAAATGTATTAAATGTCAAAATAATATATTAAATGGATAAAAACAAATCTCATAGTGAAAAATCTGATTTTAAAAATTATTTTAAAAATCATCAAAACAGAATTAAGGAAGAAAAGGAAAAAGGAAGAGAATTATATAAATTTGAATCAAACAAAATTATTAACGAAAGAGCATTTAATAATATTAGCGATGAAGAATTACTTGATGACAAAAATAAACATTTAATAGACGATATACTAAAAAAACTTCAAATATGTGTTGATAATAAATGCACTAATCCACGCTGTAAAAATTTATTTTATTTATATACTAACAAAAAAGTAGGTTCGACTTGCTTATGGGGTTCTATAAATTTATATTTAACACATATTTTCAGAACATTTCATTACCATAATATTGGAGATTTAGAAAGAGAACAAATTTATGGTATAAGTTTAAAGCAATTATTTACAATTTTAAAAAAATATAATAAAAATGTATTTGTAGTAGACATTTATCGTCCTATTTTTGATATTTGTTTATCAAATTATTTTAATGAATTAAATTTACATTTTCAAAGAGACTTTGATATATATCCTGAATTTGAAAATAAAGATACATTTATTCATCGTTTTTTAAATCTGTTTGATTACTATCATGATAAACATGATTTTGATTATTTTAAAGATGAATATGATGTTAAAGATTTTACTGAATTTGATTTTCATAAAAAACACTTGATTTATAATGATGGGTCTATAAAATATATCAAATTAAGATTATGTGATTCTTCAGAATGGAATAAAATATTGACTCCATATTTAGGTTATAATTTTAATATAGTAAAACATAATGAAACGAAAACAAAATCATGGGGTAAATTTTATGATTATTTTAATGAAAATTTTTTTATTACTACAAATATTTATAATAAAATAAAAGATAATGAATCTTTTAAAATATATTATTCAGAAGACGAACAACAAAAGTATTTGAAAAAATTCGAAAATAGGATTAAAGATGAAAATCCATTTGGGTTCCAAAATAAAGATACATTATTTTATTTTAGTATTATGAATAAAAATGAAGCTAAAGAAATATTGTCTTATTTATCATTAGAATCAAATGCTCCAATAGCAACTAATTGTCCTTGCAATGTTTGTGATATTAAAAGGAAAGAAATTGTTAATAAACATGGAATAAACAAAGATAAAGATAAAGATAAACCTAGTTTAGCAAAAAATCTAGTTGTAAATAGAAATTTTATTAGACCACAAAAAAGAAATATTGGTTTGATGAATTTTGGAATGTAATGCAATAATATTATATTATATTATATTATATTATAATATAATGTCTTATAATGTAGATACTTACCCAAAAACAGTAAATTTAGAATCTTCTCTTCCAGTAAATTCTCACATGAAACGCGTTGTAACATCTAAGTGTCCAAATGGACCAAATCCTAAATGTCTTAAAAAAAGTTATAATATTCCAAATGGACCAAATAAATGCCGTAACAAAAATTGTCATATTCCAATTGCTGGTTCTGGTTCTGGGGGACAAGCAAATAATTGGCCCACGCTAGATGGTTATAAGTGTGTTGGACATATACAGGCTACACCTTCGAACCCACACATATTATATTGTGTAACAAAATATACTGGTATTAGTATGAATGCAAATGGAGGTGGCATACCAGGGCAGTGTCAAATATCCCCCAATGCTACTGCACAAGGAGTATGGATTAATAATCAAAATCCTAATAATATAATTCGTGGAAACATGAAGAACTGGGACTCAATTCAGCATTTTGGCGCATGCCCAAGTGGCACTTGTAGCATATTCCAATGTCCAATGATGATTAATGGTACTCTACATTTAGGCGTAACATTTACTGCACTTTGTTAAAAATAATATTTAGTAATATATATTATATTATAATATAATATAATGTCTTATAATGTAGATACTTACCCAAAAACGGTAAATTTAGAATCTTCTGTTCCAGTAAATTATCAAATGAAACGCGTTGTAACATCTAAGTGTCCAAATGGACCAACATTAAAATGTCTTAAAAAAAGTTATAATATTCCAATTGCTGGTTCTGGTTCTGGGGGACAAGCAAATCATTGGGGTCAACTTAATGGAATGACTTCTAACCAAACATGTGTTGGACCTAAATTCGAAATTACTGCAAGTAATATGAAGGCACTTGGTTGTATAACAAAGTATAATGGTGTTAGTCGGTGTGCAACTTCTAGTTCTGGTACATCGGGGGTATGTCAAGTATCTCCTAATGCTACAGCAAAAGGATACTGGGTAACTGACAATGGACAAAATCGTGGTACTATACAAAATACAGAAGTAGTTACTCGATATGGTTATTGTCCCAATGGTTCATGTCAATATTTTCAGGCTAGATGTAAATATGGTAATAATTCTGGTCTTATGTCTTTTACCGCGGTTTGCAATACATGTAATCAATAGGTTTATATAAAATTATAATTGCATATATTATAATATAATGTCTATAAATACTTATCCAAAGACAGTAAATTTAGAATCTTCTGTTCCAGTAAATTATCAAATGAAACGCGTTGTAACATCTAAGTGTCCAAATGGACCAACATTAAAATGTCTTAAAAAAAGTTATAACATACCAATTGCTGGAAATCAAGCAAATAATTGGGGCACAATACAAGGGCACTCATGTAAAGGACCTATAGGTCAATGGCACAATGTAATTACGGATAATGCTGGTACTACACTTAGTGCGTGCGTAACAGCATATCCTGGAATTACTCAAAATACAGCTTTATTATCAGGCTATTGTAAATATTCTCAAGTTAGCGTAAATGGACAATTTATTATTAAAAACAATAACGGAACTGTTATTCGTCAAGGTACTGTTCACAATGTATCACCTGTACTTTTAGGAAATGTAGAAGGTTATGCATGTGGATTACGGTCTGGAGTGTATCCTAGTTGTCAATTTTTTAATGCTAATTGTGTACGCAATACTGGTGTTCCACAGCATGACCTAAATTTAGTATTTTCAGCAGTATGTAGTTACTAATGTTTAATGTTACACATATAAGTAATATAACGACGGGTTAAATGTGTCGGCCTTTTTAATCAATTTATCTACAATATCTGTTGTCACTGTAAATGGAAATTCCACTTTAATGGACATATCTTGTTCAAACAAATTTGACCCAGGCTTCATCAACCTGTATAAGTTTAATTTAGTATGAATAATTTCCAAACAACGTTTTAAATTTCGAACACCATCTTCTTTATTACAGAAATTATCAAACAAATATTGAATCGTTTTCTCTGGAATAATTACTTGCTCATCTGAGAACTTTACTTGTTCTCTAATTTTTGGAAGCAAATAATTATTTGCAATATTTATTTTTTGCTTATGATTGTAACCCTTTGTTTCTATTCTATACATTCTATCTTTCAAAATTGGATTAACCTTTGATTCATCATTGTAACTGAAAATAAACAAACACTTGCTTAAATCAAAGTCTATATCTGAGAAATATTTATCATGAAATTGAGAATTTTGAGATGTATCTGTTAAATGGGTTAAAATTCCAGCAATTTCTTCACCTTTTGGCGTATCACTTATCTTATCCAATTCATCAAAATATATTACTGGATTCATGCATTTACTGTCAATCAATATTTGCACTATTTTACCCCAACTAGAACCTTCATATGTATAACCATGGCCTTCTAAGAAACTACTGTCTGTTGCACCACCTAATGCTATAAAAGCAAATGGTCTATTCAGAATTTTACTAATGCCTTCTTTAACTAGTGTCGTTTTTCCAGTACCTGGAGGTCCATGAATAGCTATTGCGCTTCCAATTGACTTTGGATTAGTAATAAGTTGTCCTAACATTTGCATTATTTGCATTTTTGCATCGTTTAAACCATATACAGAGTCATCCAATATTTTTAATGAATTTTCCATAAAATCATGACAATCACTTACACCGTCTTGTATGCTAATCGAAAGATTGCTATAAGTTCCAAAAGGAATACGCATAAATGTGTCAACCCAGTTTTTAATTTTGTAATATTCTCCTGAACCAGGTTCCATGTTTCTTAACGAATTTATTTTTTTTAAGGCAGCAGCCTTAAATATGACTGGAATGTCAGATTCAATAAGTGTAAGTCTATAGGGCTTTTCAACGCGTGTAATCTTGTTAATTTCTCTTAGTTCTTTGATAATTTTCTTTTGACAATTAATGTCCATTTTTTTGTAAAACTCAAAATCATTCATTGTATTTTTATCACGCATAATCTTTCTAAATATGCGTTCATTTCTTTGTTTTTCTTTTTTGTCACGTTTTTCCTTTTTTTCCTTCTCTAAAGAAATATCCTTTTTGTAAAGATTAATGCATTTTTTTATTGACCTATCATTTGGATTTAATTCTTGAAGTTTCATTAGATTTTGTAAAATTTCAGAATCATCTTTTTCTTCTTCTTTATCTTTTTCTGCTTTTTTTTCCTCTTTTGTATTAACTGATTGTTGTCTTTTATTTTTACTACTACTTCTAGTAATTATTTTATTTCTCTTGTTTTTTTCACAATAAGAACTATCTTCTGATTCATTTTCAGATTCTGAACTAATAGGGTCATCTTCATTTTCTGTATCTGAATCGGAACATGTTGACCATTCTTCTGCTTCATTCTTGTTTTCTTCGCGTGGATTAATAGTAAGAATTAAGTTAATTTTGCTATTTTTTTTCTTTGTTCCTTCTTCTAGTTCCTCATTTTCTAAATCATTTTCATCTTCTAGTTCCTCATCTTCATCTTCATCTTCATATTCATATTCAGGAACTTCTTCTGAATCATCAGACCCTAATGTTTCTTCGGAATCAGATTCAATAATAGTCTTCTTTTTTTCCTTTCCTTTTCCTCTAATACCAGACTTCTTTTTGATAAGTTCTTCATCATCATCAGAATTATTTCCCTCATATTTTCTTAACTTTTTCTTTAATTTTTCACCTGCTTTAATTTTCTCGTTAAGATGTTTGGATGGAAATATTTTAGACAAGAATTTACGATATTCATGACCATCAAATTCTTCTTCAGAATCATCTGTATGATAGTCACTGTCACTTTCAGAGTCGTCGGACGATTCAATCATATTTCTCTTTCTTTTCTCTGATTCCTTCTGTTTATTAGACATTTTAGACTTTAATTTAATATCTCTGGGCATACAATTGTTTATTAATTATTAAATTGTGTTTAATATATTTCAATTTTTTATTTATTGTTTTTGTTTATTTCTATATAGTTAAATAAAAATAAGTATTTTAACATAAAATAAAATTGAAATAAAACAATCTAAATATTGTTTGATATATATAAGAAGCATGCACAAGAATTCTGGAAATATGAAGAACAATATTTGCTCAAAAGTTATTGGTATTCAGTTTAGTATATTATCTCCTGATGAAATACGTAAGGGTTCTGTTGCTGAAATAACAAGCAAAGAAGCTTATATTAATAACAAGCCTGTTATTGGTGGTCTCTTTGATCCTAGAATGGGTGTTTTAGAGCCTGGTTTAATCTGTCCAACAGATGGTTTAGACTATATGAAAACACCTGGTTATTTCGGTCATATTGAATTGGCTCGTCCCGTATTTTATGTTCAATACTTAGCAACAATTCAAAAAATTTTACGATGCGTATGTTTTAAATGCAGTAAGTTACTTATTTCTAAAGATAAATACAAACAAGCACTAGGAATGCAACAACAAGCTCGTTGGAAATATGTTTATGAGTTATGTAAGAATGTAAAGCGTTGTGGTGAAGATACCGAAGATGGATGCAGTTGTGTACAACCTAATAAGATTAAGAAGGAAGGCATGGCATCATTGTATGCTGAATGGGCTAATGCAAATCCTGAAGAAGGTGAATCAGAAACCATTGTCATTCCGTTGACTCCTGAACTGGTATTAAAAATATTCAAAAGAATTTCTGATGAAGATGTAACTTTTATGGGATTTAGTCCTATTTGGTCCAGACCAGATTGGATGGTTTGTCAAGTATTGGCTGTTCCACCTCCTGCAGTTAGACCTTCTGTGAAACATGATGCTCAGCAACGTTCTGAAGATGATTTGACACATATTTTGGTAAATATATTGAAAACAAATAAAACATTACAAGAAAAGCTGCAAAATAATGCACCAGAAAATATTGTCAGTGATTGGTCAGTTGTATTGCAATACCATATAGCATCAATGGTTGACAATAATTTGCCAGGTGCCAGTCCAGTAGCCCAACGTTCAGGACGACCCTATAAATCAATTAAAGATAGATTGAACGGAAAGGGTGGTCGTATGAGAGGCAATTTGATGGCAAAACGTGTTGACTTTTCAGCGCGTTCAGTTATTACTGCTGACCCTAATATTTCTATAAAAGAACTTGGTATTCCTATGAAGATTGCAAAAAATATTACTAAACCAGTTGCAGTAAATAAAGTTAACCGTGCTTTTCTAACAAAATTAGTGCAAAATGGTCCAGATGTGTGGCCTGGCGCTAAAATATTAGAAAGGAAAAATGGTGAATCTGTAACATTGCGCTATTTAGATAGAAAATCCATTGTACTAGAAGACGGCGACATTGTACATCGTCACATGATGGATGGAGATGCTATCTTATTTAATAGACAACCTACACTACATAGAATGAGTATGATGTGTCATATTGCTCGTATTATGAAGCGTGGAGATACGTTCAGAATGAACGTTGCCGATAGACTTTGTGTCGGCAACAGGAGGCGTTAAAAGCGTGTTACCTCCTAGTCGTCTTTTAACTAATTTAAATAAATAATTTAAAAATAAAATGCTCTTATATATAATGACGTTTGACTTATCTCTTAAAAATACTAAAATATATGATGAATCTTTGAGATGGGTTGAAATTTATAAAATTATAAATAATATTAATCAAAAGGTGTATATTGGCCAAGCAATTTCTCACAGAAAAAATGGTAAATATTACACACCAAAAGGAATGGAAGGAAGGTTTAAGGAGCATATTAAAGAATCAAATTTTAGACATAAATATCACTGCAATGCTTTAAATAATGCATTCAGAATTTATAAACCAGAAAACTTTAGTCTGACACTTCTTCATATATGTAAAGTGGAAGAATCAAATTCAATTGAAACTGATGAGATAATAAAACATAATTCACTTGTCCCAAATGGGTATAATATAAACACAAGTTCCAATAGTTTATTACCATCAGATTCTCTTAGAGATAAAATTTCTAAAGGGAATATTAATTGTCATTTGACTAGACATCTGGCAAAATTTGAAAATTTTATATTTAATGAAGATGAAAGTAATTTTCATAAATATATTACTCCAAGAACCAAATATAACATTCAAATTGGTTGGTATTTAAGAATTAATAAAAAGGTTATAGAATTTATATCAAAATTTGATGATATAAATGAGACCAAAAATAGAGCATTTGAATTTTTAAAATTATTAAAAAAAAGAAAGTTATAGACGGCAACGTGACCAAATTGCTGGAAGTTCCTTAGAGTCTTCACTACCACTCATATATGGAAACATTTGTGAGGAACTCGGTTAATAGCCGAACCCAATGGTAAAAATGTGAAGAATTGGATAATCAGCAGCCAAGTCCCTAACCTTGTTATGGTAAGAGTATGGGAAAGGTTCAGAGAGTAGATGGTTACGGGTCCTAAATGACGGTCTAACCAACCAGATAGGGCACAAGGTGTATTCCAGCCTTACCAGAAATGGTAAGGAAAGGCTGACAAAGCCTTACAATGCTGATTTTGATGGGGATAAAATTCATCTTGTCCCCAACAGGCGACCGCCTATTAAGTTGTAGATAATACTTAATAGGGAAAACGTTGTAATATCTACTGATTCAGGATGTGAATCAATATAATCGTCTAGTCATTCTGTTTGTTAGAATGGCAACGCATCCAAACTGCTGGAACTTCCTTAGAGCCTTCACTACCACTCACATATGGAAACATTTGTGAGGAACTCGGTTAATAGCCGAACCCAATGGTAAAAATGTGAAGGATTGGATAATCAGCAACCAAGCCCCTAACCTCGTTATGGTAAGAGTATGGGGAAGGCTCAGAGACTAGATGTTT